AGAAGAAAATGGAACTGTTAAAATAAATTATATATCATGGACACAATTACAATTATTTTATCAATTATTTCTGTACTATCAATTTTACTAAATTTTTATTTAATTAATATTTATACTGGTAAAATAAAAGATGCAGATAAAGATTTTATAGCAGATTCTGTTGAAGATATTGCAACTGAAATTAAGGAAAGAGCAAAGAGAGTGTCTCAAGAAATTGAAGATGTTAGTATTGCTGTAAAAGAAGTAGGGAATCAATTAGGTGATATACCAAATGCTGTTAGCGGTAAAAGTAGGGTTGGTAGGAAAAATAAAAAATAAAATATATAAAATATAAAAAAATGGACAAAGCAAATAAATACGACTTGAAAGAAGCTTATAATAAAAATCTTACTGATAAAGCTAGATTGCATTATTTAGAAAACCTAGAGCACAATGTACACAGTCGTAAAGGCTATGCGGGTAGCTATTCTGGATCACACCCTAGATTTTCTTCACCTGCTGGATTAATGGGCCAACCTCAGGGATTAGCACAAGCACAAAACTTACAACAAATGCCGCTAGATTCAAATTATAATCCTGTAGCACAAGTTCCCGTTCCAGTGTCTCCTATGGCCCCAGCTACTAATGTAGCCCCAACCGCCCCTGTTGATCCTGCACAATTGATGGCTCCAACTTATTATAAAAAATATTAATTTTAAGATAATGCAAAAGGCTAAGGGGGTTGGAGATACTATAGAAACAATAACAAAAGCTACGGGTATAAAGTCTGTAGTTGAAACTGTTTCTAAAGGTTTGAACATACCGTGCGGTTGTAAGCATCGAAAAGAAAAGTTAAACAAAATATTTCCATATAAATAATGGCTTTTAAAATTTTCCCGCCTTACGCATTGAATAATACACCTATTTATACAGTAGATTTAGAAGATAATGTTTTAGGCAAAGCAAACAATAATGGTAGCATTATAATAAATAAAAATTTAAATCCTTCTGCAATAAAAAAAGTTGTAGATCATGAAATGGTTCATGTAGATCAATTTAAAAGAGGGGACTTAAATTATGATGATAAAAACGTATATTGGAAAGGTAAAACTTATTCAAGGTCCAAAATGAAAGAAGGGAGTCCCACCCTACCTTGGGAAAAAGAAGCTTATAATAAAACTAAACAAATAACTTAAAAATTAAAATTATGCCTAAAGGATTTGGATATGGTGGTGAGTCCGCCAATCAAGAAAAAAAGAACTTAAACAAAGATATGCCTGTTGTAAAACAAGCGTCTTGGATGTCAAAACATTCTATGGCCGCAGGCTCTCCTGTTGCTATGGGTGGATCTTATAAGGGATCTGCTATGGAAATGCATAAACCAGGGCATATTGACCCAAAAAGTGGTCAAAGACTTTCTGGCTCTGAAAGAAAAAATATTCAAGAGGGTATTAATGTTAAAAGCCCTAAAATACAGGCTGAATATGAAAAGTATCTACAATCAGGTGGTAAATTATCAATTAATCAAGCCGCTAGAATAGGATTTGCATCACCTGAAGAGTCTAAAAGACGTCAAAAAATGGCTAATATACCTGGATCTCGAGGAAGAGATGCTATAAAAGGTTTATAATTAGTTAATTTAAAATGTGGAAATTACTAGTTGGGTTATTAAAAGGTAACAACGGAAATAAATCTGTTGCAGGTGGCCTAGCTTGGGAAATACGGGAAGCTATTAAAGGCAAAGAGTTAGACCCTAAAGAATTAATTGAAATACAAACTAAAATAAATGAGATTGAAGCCCAGCACAGAACTATATTTGTTGCTGGGTGGCGTCCATTTATAGGGTGGATTTGCGGGATAGCTTTAATGTATAATTTTGTAATAAGAGATTTATTTATATGGGTGGTAAAACCGGAAAGTATACCTCCTGCATTACAAATGGAACATTTAATGACTGTTTTGTTAGGTATGCTAGGGCTAGGAGGCCTTAGGACCTTTGAAAAAATAAAAGATAAATCAAAGTAATAATAATTAATTTAAATTTAATCAAATGAAAAAAGTAGAAGAAAAAAAAGTAACAGAAGAGCAATTAGCTAAAATTAAAGACCAACAGATTTCAATGAGTAATAAATTGAGGGATGTAGGATTCTTAGAACAACAAAAGCATGTATTATTGCATGAATACTCTGGATTGGTTCAAGAAATGGAAGAGTATAAAAAAGAGTTAGAAAAAGAATACGGGGCTATAAGTGTAGATTTAGAAACTGGAATTTACACAGAAATAGATCAATCAGAAATTAAACAATAAAATAAAATGTCAAGTATTATAAGAAAGATCAGTATCGGAGCTGATTATAAAAATGATGCTATGCATTACTCTATAGGGCAAGAAGTCTACGGTGGTCATAAAATAGCTTATATCATATTTGAAGATACTGACGGTTCTTATAATATTCATATTAAAAAAGGTGATGAGGTAGTACCATGGAAAAAGTTCAATACTAATATGGCAATCTCCGTAGAATATGATTTAAAATATGAATAGTCTTTATGATTTTATTGTTGAACCTATTGGTGAAAGATATAATAATACTATAGAAGTAGACAATTTAAAGCTAATTTTAAATACAAAAATTGAATCTTTTAAGTTTGTAAATAAAACAGCTAAGGTAATAAGTGCTCCACTTGCTTACAAAACTGTAATAAAGCCTGGGGATCACGTAATTATACACCATAACGTATTTAGAAGGTATTACGATATTAGGGGTAAAGAAAAAAATAGTAGTAAATATTTTAAAGACAATCTTTATTTTTGCCAACCTGATCAAATATATATGTATAAAAAACAAAATAAATGGCAATCTTTTATGGACCGTTGTTTTGTAAAACCAATTTTAAATAGAGACAATTTAACTCTAGATAAAACTAAAAGCCTTGTTGGTATATTAAGATATGGTAATAGTGTCTTAAACAAGCTTAAAATAGCTCCTGGTGATCTAGTAGGGTATACGCCAAATAGTGAATGGGAATTTATTATTGATAATGAGCTTTTATATTGTATGAAATCAAATGATATTGTTATTAAATATGAACATCAAGGAAACGAAATTAAATATAATCCAAGCTGGGCAAAAAGCGGTTGAGGAATTAATAAAAGTGGCCAAGGAAGCTATTGTAGATAGTGATGATGATATTAGTGCTGATAGATTAAAAAATGCAGCCGCTACAAAAAAATTAGCCATATTTGATGCATTTGAAATTCTTACAAGAATAGAATCAGAAAAAAAATTATTAGAAAATAATGACACAGCTTCAAAGCAATTTGGAGGGTTTGCTGAAAAAAGATCTAAATAATGTATCAACAAACATTATATAAAGTATTAGATAAACATATAAAACCTAATACTTTAAAAAGATTAAATAGATTAAAAAAATTTAATTACGGCTATAATAAAGAGTACGACTTAGTAGTTATAAGTAAAGATGGTACGGTTGGTGAGATATATGAAATTCAAAATCTAAAAATTGGCTTACCATTAATAGATAAAGCTTATCAAAGAAGTAAAGTTAAAGCAGACCAGTATTGGGAAAAACTTCCTTTTCCAGAACAATTAATTAAAATAAAGTCTGTATTTGATTGGAATAAACACCCAGATAGCTTTAAAGAAAATTGGTACGATTATATTGATAATGAATTTAAATATAGAGATGAAGGATTTGCGTTTTATAATAAAGGTATTCCAACTTATATTACTGGTTCTCATTATATGTACTTGCAACACACCAAGATTGATGTTGGGGCAGCAGACTTTAGGGAATCAAATAGACTATTCTTTATATTTTGGGAAGCCTGTAAGGCCGATGAAAGATGTTATGGCATTATCTATCTCAAAAATAGACGGTCTGGATTTAGCTTTATGGGATCGTCGGAGGCTGTTAACCAGGCAACAATATCAAGCGATGCTAGATTTGGAATTTTATCAAAGACGGGTGCAGATGCAAAAAAAATGTTTACCGATAAAGTTGTACCCATATCCACAAACTACCCCTTTTTTTTCAAGCCGATACAAGACGGAATGGATAGGCCGAAAACAGAGCTCGCCTATAGAGTTCCAGCGTCAAAATTAACTAGGAAAAAAATTGAAATAGGAGAAGAGCTGGAAGATATTGATGGCCTAGATACAACCATTGACTGGAAAAATACAGGGGATAACAGCTATGATGGTGAAAAATTAAAATTATTGATTCATGATGAATCTGGTAAATGGGAACGCCCTGATAATATATTAAACAACTGGCGTGTAACTAAAACTACTTTAAGATTAGGAAGCAAGATAGTTGGTAAGTGTATGATGGGATCTACATCAAATGCGTTAGATAAAGGAGGTGAAAACTTTAAAAAACTTTATAATGGCTCGGATGTTACAAAAAGAAACCGCAATGGACAGACTAGTACAGGACTATATAGTTTGTTCATACCTATGGAATGGAATTACGAAGGATTCATTGACATGCATGGATTACCTGTATTCGACACCCCTGATGAAAAAGTCAAAGGGATTGATGGCCAATGGATTGACACTGGGGTAATTGAATACTGGCAAAATGAAGTAGAAGGATTAAAATCCGATCAAGATGCCTTAAATGAATTTTATAGACAATTTCCAAGAACACAAGAACACGCCTTTAGGGATGAAGCAAAACAATCATTGTTTAATTTGTCAAAAATATATGAACAAATAGATTATGTTGAAGAAGCTAAATATAGTGGTTTAGTTACTCAGGGTAATTTTCAATGGGAAAATGGTATAAAAGATACTAAAGTAATTTTTATGCCAAATAAAAATGGTAGATTTTTTATTACGTGGACACCTCCGTATCATTTGCAAAATAAAGTTACTATAAAAAATGGTATAAAATACCCTGGCAATGAAGACTTTGGGGCTTTTGGATGTGATAGTTACGATATATCAGGTACAGTAGATGGGAGAGGATCAAAAGGGGCTTTGCATGGGTTAACAAAATTTACTATGGCTGATGTGCCGCCAAACCAATTTTTTTTAGAATATATTGCTAGACCTGATAATGCTGAAATATTTTTTGAAGATGTTTTAATGGCTTTAGTTTTTTATGGTATGCCAATATTAGCAGAAAATAATAAACCTAGATTATTATATTATATTAAAAGAAGAGGTTATAGGGGTTACTCAATGAATAGACCCGACAAAGTATATAATAAATTATCTGTAACCGAAAGAGAAATAGGTGGCGTGCCAAACTCTAGTGAAGACATGAAACAATCCCATGCCGCCGCAATTGAAACTTATATTAATGACCATGTAGGCTTTAATAATGATAGTTACGGAAATATGTATTTTATTAGAACTTTAAATGATTGGGCTAAATTTAATTTAAATAACAGAACAAAGCACGATGCTTCTATTAGTTCTGGATTAGCTATTATGGCTTGTAATAAAAATAGATATGCACCAATTTCTAAAAGAACGTTTGAGCCAGTAAGCTTGCAAATAAGAAAATATAATAACGATGGAGTTACGTCAAAAATAATTTAAATAAATGGTTTATACAAATTACAATAGTTCATTTCCGGACCAAGTGGTATCTGACGAAATAAAAAATAGTTACGACTATGGGCTACAAGTGGGGCAAGCTATTGAAAATGAATGGTTTAGGCAAGATACAGGCGGCGACCGTTATTTACAAAATTTTCAAAACTACCATAACCTTAGATTATACGCTAGGGGCGAACAATCTGTCCAGAAATATAAAGATGAATTATCTATAAATGGTGATTTGTCTTATTTAAATTTAGATTGGAAAATAGTACCTATAATACCTAAGTTTGTTGATATTATAGTAAATGGAATGGTGGACAAAGGTTATGAAATTAAAGCTTTTGCAAACGATCCATTTGCTTTAGAAGAGAGAACACAGTTTGCTTTTAGAGCAATGCGTGATATTCAAAACAGGGAATATATTGAACAATTAAATCAAGCCACAGGTCAAAATTTTTATGCAAGTGCGGATCCAAAAGCTTTACCCGCAACAAGAGAAGAATTAGATGTAATGTTGCAGTTAGATTACAAGCAAAGCATTGAAATAGCAGAAGAAGAAGTTATAAATAATGTTTTTGAATTTAATAAATATCAAGAAACAAAAAGAAAAATAGCATATGATTTAACTGTGTTAGGAATAGGTGCTTCTAAAACAAGTTTTAATTTATCTGAGGGTATAAAAGTTAATTATGTAGACCCTGCGGCTCTTGTTTATTCTTATACAGAAGATCCTAATTTTGACGATATATATTATGTTGGAGAAGTTAAAAACCTAAGTCTTTCTGAAGTAAAAAAACAATTTCCTAATTTAACTAGTTCTGAATTAGAAGAAATTCAAAAATATAGAGGGCCAAGTAATTATAGTAATTACGTAAGAAATTATAGTGGTAATAATGATGATAATTTAGTTTCTATATTATTTTTTGAATATAAAACTTATGCTAACCAAGTATTTAAATTAAAATATACTGATCAAGGTTTAGAGAAAGTATTAGAAAAAAATGATGAATTTAATCCGCCTGAAAGCGATAATTTCGAAAGGATTAGTAGAAGTATTGAAGTATTATATACAGGGGCTAAAGTTTTAGGAATGCCTAAAATATTAGAATGGAATTTATCAGAAAATATGACCCGCCCTTATGGCAATGTTACTAAGGTTAACATGAATTACTCTATTTGTGCGCCTAGATTATATAAGGGAAGAATTGATTCAGTTGTAAGCAAGATAACTTCTTTTGCAGATATGATTCAATTAACTCATTTAAAGCTACAACAAGTTTTATCTAGAGTTGTACCGGATGGGGTATATTTAGACATGGACGGGCTAGCTGAAGTTGATTTAGGTAATGGAACCAATTATAATCCTGCTGAAGCTTTAAACATGTATTTCCAAACTGGTAGTATTGTTGGGCGTTCATTAACACAAGATGGAGATTTAAATAGAGGCAAAGTACCAATTCAAGAATTACAGACTTCAAATGGTATGTCTAAAATTTCTGCTTTAATTCAAACTTATCAATATTATTTACAAATGATAAGAGATACTACTGGATTAAATGAAGCTGTAGATGGTAGTTCTCCCGATAAAAATGCTTTAGTTGGCTTGCAAAAACGGCTGCAGCAAATTCAAATGTAGCTGTTAGGCATATATTAAAAGCTTTAATGTATATTACTATAAGAAATGCAGAAAATATTGGTCTTAGAGTAAATGATGCTTTGCAATTCCCTTTAACCAGGGAAGCATTATTAAGTAGTATCAATACTTTTAATGTAAAAACACTAGAAGAAATTGCAAGTTTAGATATACATAATTTTGGTATATTTTTAGAATTAGAACCAGATGCTGAAGAAAAGGCATTACTTGAACAAAATATTCAAGTTTCATTGCAACAAAATTCTATTAATCTTGAAGATGCTATTGATATTAGAGAAATAAGAAATATCAAATTGGCTAACCAAGTATTAAAATTAAGAAGAACTAAAAGAACAGAGCAACAACAAGCTGCTCAATTAGCTAATATTCAAGCACAAGGCCAGTCTAATGCACAGGCTTCTGAAGCAGCGGCATTAGCTGAGGTACAAAAACAACAAGCGCTGGCCGAAACAAAAGTGCAAATTGAAAAAGCAAAGTCTGAATTTGAAATAAATAAAATGGAACAAGAAGCTTTAATTAAAAAACAATTAATGGCTGAAGAGTTCCAATATAAAATGAAGCTTGCTCAAATACAAGCAGACGCGCAAGCAGCAAAAGAAAAACAAATAGAAGACCGTAAAGATCAAAGAGTTAAAATTCAAGGAACTCAACAATCTGAACTTATAGATCAAAGAAAAAATGATCTATTACCTAAAGATTTTGAATCATCAGGTAATGATAATCTAGGTGGGTTTGGATTAGAGCAATTTGAACCGAGGTAAATTTTTTTATTAATTAATTTTATATTATTATATCATGGCAGAAGTACAAGTAAGACAAGAGGGGGAATTTAAAATGAAAAAACCCACAAGACCAAA